TCTGGTGAGATCAATAACCAGAACCGTGGTATGCACGAGATGGCCAACGTGGCGTATGCTGTCAACGGCAATGTGCTTTACAAGATTGTTGAAACAGTTGTTGCAGGTGTCGCGAGTTACAGCCTAGTTAGTCTGGGGACGGTATCTGGGACTAAGCGAGTTTCGATGGCTGACAACGGCACACAGTTGATGGTGTTAGTGCCAGGCGGTGACGGCTATATCTACAACCATGTTACCGATGTGTTTGCCGAGATTACAGACACTGATTTCGATGCTAACGGAAACCCGCAATTTGTGGTCTTTGTTGACTCTTACTTTGTTTGTACGACCGACACCAAGAAGTTTATCTGCTCTGCACCTAATGACGGCTTGAGCTATAACGCTCTGGACTTTGGGACTGCTGAGTCTGATCCAGATGTAACGGTTGCGCCCATTGTATTCAAGAACCAGTTGTTCATCAGTGGATCACAAACCTTTGAGGCTTTCCAGAACGTGGGAGGGACAGATTTTCCTTTTCAACGAACTGGTTTATATCTGCAAAAGGGTGTTTATGCGCCCTACTCACTGATTAACGCTCAGGATACCTTTGTCTGGGTCGGTGGCGGTGAGAACGAAGGGCCATCAATCTGGGCGCTGTCGGGCAATGATTCAGCAAAGATTAGCAGTACGCCAATAGACAACCTGTTGCAGAAGTTAACTCAGGCACAGCTTGAATCAATCTATGCGTGGGCGTACTCACAGAACGGTGCATACTTTATCGGGTTCACTCTGCCAACAACAACGCTGGTCTTTGACATCACTTCCAAGCGTTGGCATGAGAGACGATCACTGCTAGAGGGTGAGCTGAGTCGATGCCGAGTCACTGCCATCTGCAAGGCGTACAATCAGATTCTGTGTGGCGACTTTGTTGACGGCAAGATCGGTCGCATTGATCCACTAGTTTACACTGAGTACGGCTTCACGCTGATCAGACGAGTAGCAACACAGCCCTTTCAAAACAACATGAAGTCAATCTTTGTTCCGTCTCTAGAGTTAACAGTTGAGTCTGGCGTTGGCAATGATGCTGTAGAAGACCCTGTGATCACGTTAGAGCGAAGCAGAGACGGCAAGACATGGGCTGATACACGCACACGCTCAATTGGCAAGGTTGGCGAGTTTAATCGAAGAGCAATATGGCGAAGGTGCGGCAGGGTGTCACGCTTTGAGATATTCAGGTTCACTTTGACTGACGCTGTTAAGCCTGTGATCCTACAGCTTAACGCAGAGATTATCGGCGGTACGAAATGAAGTCACCTTTATTAAATGCCGGTCAACCTATTGTTGATGACTCTGGTAAAATGGCTCAGGCGTTTAGGACCTGGACACTGGAAGCATCATTGAGTATTCCTATTGTAGGAACAGGATCGCCAGAGGGCGTTGTAGATGCCAGACAGTTCCAGTTGTACATTGATTCTACCGGCACTGCTGGAGCAATTGAGTATCGTAAGATGTTATCTGAGATCGGCGGTGACAGGACACAGGGATGGATATTAGTGTGACTGTACGAGACGCACAAGAAGAAGACATTCCAGACATAATTGTTCTTGCAAGAAAGTTTCATGCAGTATCAGGATATAATTCATTTGATCTTGATGAAGAGACAGCAGACAGAATTATATATGAGTCCATATCGCAAGGTCTTTGCCCTGTTGCAGAGGTTGATGGAAAAATAGTTGGCTTTCTTTTAGGTCTTGAGTTTCCTGCAATACTTAACGCTAACATTATGATGGGAACGGAAATAGCGTGGTGGGTTGAGCCAGAGCATAGAAACAGCGTCATTGGGGTTAAGTTGCTTAAGTTTGTGGAAAACAAAGCAAAACAAAAAAACCTTAAGTTTTGGTCAATGATGTGCTTAGAGCATTTAAACCCAGAAGGGCTGGAAAAAATATACTTGAAGATGGGCTACAAAAAAGCTGAACGAACTTATATGAGGGTATTCTAATGGCAGCAGCAACAGCAGCAGCAGCAATAGGTGCAGGCGCAAGTCTGTATGGCTCAAAGCGCAACCGCGATGAACAAAGACGCGCCACAACGCAAGCTAATGAGCGAGCTGATGCTCAGACGCAACGCGCATTGGTGAACCTGCAACCTGGTTACGAACAGGCAATGCAAAGCGAACGGCGTGGCTTTGGTCAGGCTAATCGTATTAATCAGGAGGCTCTAGAGCGAGCCATGATGATGCGCCGTGATGTCTTCATGCCGCAGATGCAGGCTTATGAGGGCGGCAACCTTGCAGCACAGGAGGCTAACCTTGCCTCACTACCAGCTATGAGAGCTGCGATACTAGGTGGCAGAATGCCAGCACCAATGCAGGCCAGATCACTACCGATTAACCAAACAGCACTTGAAGGTCTGATGAACCCAACGGCTCAACAGTTCCAGCAAAGACCGATGCGCCAAGGTGGTATGGGCGGTGGCATGGGCGGTGGCATGGGCGGCGGTATGCGTGGTGGTATGCGCGGTGGAATGCGTGGCGGTATGCAGGGCAACATGCAAGGTGGAATGCAAGGCGGTGCGCCACAGATGGATCAGATGGATCAGATGCGGATGATGCGTGAGCAAGATCAGTATTTTAATGGCTAACAACGACAAGCAAACAATCAAGAGTAAGCATTATGGCTATGACCGACCAACAAGTTCAGGATGCAATCAACACAGCTTACGCACAGTACGGTGGCGCAGGGTTTGAGGCTCATCGTGCCATTGCTCGGTTTATGGAGCAAAACAATGTTCCTGTTGGACAGGTTGCGCGGTTAACAGGGTTTACTCCGCAGGAAGTGCAGGCTGAGTTTGCAGCGCAGACCTCTCCGCAGGCAAAGCAGCAGCAGGTTCAGGAGTTTTTTCAGGGCAACCCTACCGCCACTGATCAACAAATATTCCAGTACATGCGTCAAAACAACATATCGCCAGATCAAGTAATTCAAACGATGGGTCTTGAATCTGACGACTCTATGCGCCGGTACAGAGATCAACTTGTTAACACAGCGCAGCGTGGTCAGGTTACGCAGGAGCAGTTGCAGGCTTACTTTCAAAATAACCCTAATGCCACTGACGCAGAAGTCTATGCAAACATGCAGGCGTATGGTGTAACGCCACAGCAGGTCGGACAGGCTCTGGGTCTGCCATTAAGTGAAGTAACCAGACGATTTCGTGAGCAGCAAGTAGAACAAACTCCCACCGGCTTGATTGGCTTTGAGGAGTCTGCTGGACAAGGTCTGCGAGATGCAACGACAACACTGCGAGGGGCAGAAACGACTTCACGCGGCGACATCAACGCTGCCATGCAGAACATTAACCAACTGCTCGGCCAGAACATTCAAGGCTTTCAGCAAGCTGGAACCACAGCAAGCAATCAAATAAACACAGGCTTTGACGCAGCACTTGGATCAATCAATCAACTTTACGGACAAAATATTGGCGATTTGAGGGCGGCAGAAGCAACCGCCAATCAACAAGTTGGTGCGGGCTATGATCAGGGCATAGAGACGTTAAACCGTTTATACGGTATTAACATTGATGACTTGCGAGCAGCGGCAGATCAAGCGTCTCAACAAGTGAACACTGGCTTTGATGAGGCTAGAGGATACTTTCAACCCTTTCAGCAGGGTGGCGCACAAGCGTTCCAACAGCAGCTCGCGTTATCAGGTGCTTTAGGTCAGGACGCTTTTAACGCAGCAAGACAGCAGTCACCCTACGAGCAGTTCCTGTTTGAACAGGGTATGAGAGGAAACCTTGCTGGTGCTGCGGCCACTGGTGGGCTGGGTGGCGGTAACGTACAGCGAGAATTGCAACGCTTTGGTCAGGGTCTGGCATCTCAAGGATTGCAGCAGCAGATATCTAATCTCAGCGGCTTGTCTGGCATGGGGATGCAAGGCTCTCAGGCGCTCTCAGGGCTTGCTACAGGCAGGGCTGGGGCTTTGGGCGACATAGGTATCAACACGGCTCAGAACATTGCTGCACAGCGCGGTACGCAGGCTCAAGGGGTATCTGGCTTGCAGACCCAGCGAGGCTCGGCGTTAGGTGACATAGCTATAAACACTGCCCAGAATGTTGCAGGTCAGCGCGGTACTCAGGCGCAGTCTGTTTCCGGTTTGCAAACTGGCAGAGCTGGCGCATTGGGCGACATAACCCTGAACACAATGAGTAACATTGCTGGTCAGCGTGGCAACATGGCTAACTTTGCAGGTCAGGCTGGTCTAAACTTAGCTAATCTAAGCCAAAGAACTGGTGAGGGTATTGCTGACTTGCAGTACGGTACTGGTCGAGATGTAGCGCAGCAGCGAGGCATGGCCGGTCAATTGCTTGCCAACCAGATTCAGGATGTGTATGGCAACCAAGCAAACCTGTTGCAGAATCTTGGAACCAGTCAGTCAAACATGATTGGCGGTCAGGCATCCGATCTAATTAACCTGCAAAACGCAGCAGCATTACGCGCACAGCAGAATGCTATTAACTTGGGCGGCAGTATGTCTAACCTTCAGACTAATCTGGCAACGAATACCGCCAACCAAATATCAGGACAGCCATTGTATAACCAACGGCCCTTTGACTACCAAGGCATGTATACCGATGCATTTAATCAAGCATCTGGGGGTGCTGACCTAATGGATCAAGCACTAAATCAACGGCAGAAAGCTGCACCAGCAACAACTAGCGTTCCATCGTTTGTAAGACAACCTAGCAATCTCCCAGCGTTTCTACAATATCCGGGAGTCCCAAGGCAGATGAGTCAACCAAATATGCTAGGCGGCTCTACCGTGCCAAACTTTATGAACTTGACACCAAACTTTAGGAACTTGACATAATGGCTATCACAATAGGTGACATGCTAGGCGGCATTGGTGCTGCGTTTGGCGGCACAGCACAGCAGTATGCTCAAGGCATACGTCAACGCGAACAGCAGATGACACAGCGTAAGCGTGAGGAGTTGCAGGCTCGTCAAATTGCAATGTATCAAGATGCTGGCGCGGCTTATCAGTTGCTTCAGCAGGGCGACTTGGACGGCATCATTAACCTTGCTAACGACCGTTTAGAGATACTTGAAACATTTGGAGATGCTGATCCATCAGACACCATACGCAACTTAGAAAACGCAATAGCAGCAAAGGCTGGTGATCCAATAGCTCTCAGAAACTTGACATTAGAGTTAACGGGTGCTGCATCTGCTGGAAGGGCGATGGGCATACTGCAAGCTCCTGAAGTCCGGCAGCCAAAGGGTGTTGTTGTTAACGGCAACTTGGTTGACGAGCAAACGGGCGACATACTGTATCAGTCTCCTGCGGCTGCTCAATCTTCCGAAGAGTTTAGCCCTGGCATAACCCGTTTTAGAAATGGTGTAGCTGTGCAATACGGAAGACAAGGAGGAGTCAGGGTTGTCGATGAGCAGGGGCGGCTTGTAGAAGGCCAAGCAGCAGAAGCGGCTATCCAGAGAGGTCAGGTATCAGGGGTTAGCGAAGCCGAGCAGATTGCTGCGGGGCAAGTTCAGGGCAGAGGATCAAGCGAAAGGGCGCAATCAATAATAAATGCAGGCATTGACGCAGCGTCTGCGCTTCCAACTGTAATTGATGCAATTAATTTGCTTGAAGAAATACAGACTGGCGGCTTTGCTGGCGCAAGCATGAGAGCAAAAAGCTTGTTTGGTATTGAGTCTGGCGATGAGGGCGAGCTTTCTAATCTCTTGTCAGTAAACGTATTGCAACAATTAAAGCCTATATTTGGGGCAGCGTTTACAGCGGCTGAAGGTGAGCGATTAGAAAGAATATCTGCCTCAACAGGAAGAAGTACAGACACAAATATACGTCTTCTTAGAAGAGAATTGAGAGGAATAAAAACAGCACTAGAAAATGCTCTTGATAGGGCTTTGGATTCTGGTGATACCACAACCGCAGCGCAAATAGAAAACAAGATTATGCAGCTTAATGAGTTTGAAGCAAGCTCCCAAGGCTCAATCAATACTAGCGGCGGCAACCCAGACGTAATAAGTCGGGCAAATGTAATTGTTAACAGGGGTGTCAATAATGAATGAGCTAGAAGCATACGCTCAGTGGATTGTTGCTAACCAAGACAAGCAAGGCACCGAGGACTTTGAAATTGTTGCTGAAGCATATCGACAATTAAGCGCAAGTGCAGCAGCGCCCCAGCAAACAAGGGGTCAGCAGTTCCAACAATCATTAGCGGCCAACCCCGTTACCAGTGCTTTGTATAGCATACCTGGCACACGGCCAGTGATGGAATTTGGCAACGCTGCTGCGCGAGGCGTAACGCAAGGTGTTGACTTCATAACTGAGGGTCTAAATTACGCTCTGAGACCAACTGGCGCACAAATCCCATCACTGCAAAGATCGCTTGAAGATGTTGGCGCACTAGCTCCACCGGCTGGGTACATGCAGCCCGGTCTTAGTCAGGAAATAGTCTCTGGCATAGGCGAGGCAATACCTGCTGTTGTTGGCGGTCAAGGATTGGTCAGAGAGGCTTACCGAAGAACTGCTCCGCTTGTTCCTCAAATAGCTGGAACAGGAAGGCGAGTTGCTGGCTCGTTAGCAAGTACGACTCCAGCACAAGAGGCAATTGCAGCCACTGGCGCGGTGATTGGTAGCGAAATAGGTCAGGAGACTGGTCTGCCTGGCGCTGGTGTTGTTGGTGCGCTTATTGGTGGCGGCGGTGCATTACCGTTAATTAGCGGCGTAACAAATGCATTCACAAACCTGACCGACTTCAACAATATGGCAAAAAGCCTAACAAGCGTCAGAACGGATATTGCGGCAGAGATGTTAGCCAACTCATTAAGATCGGCAGGAATGTCTCCGAGAGAGGCGATTGAGCAGTATCGAATGCTTGGGCCGAATGCATTGCCAGCAGACATTGATCAGGCATTCAGGGAAGTTCTTAGAGCATCGATGAACATTGATTCAGGAATCTCTGGTGCTGCAAGATCAAGCGTTAATCAGCGACAGCAGCAGTCCGGCCAAAGAATATCAGAGTCGTTAAATATCCTGAATGCTGGCAGTGCTGATGAGTATCTGACAAACCTTGATGCTACTTTAGGGCCACAAATAACGGCGCTGTATCAGCGGGCAGCACAGCAGCCATTGGCGCTATCAGGTAGACTGAGAACATTGCTTGAGGGCGACACATCACTGGGCAGGGCATTTGGAACTGCACAAGGTCGTGTGCTTGATCGCGTTGCACTCGGAGAGACTGCTGGAACCTTTGACTACATTGACGAGACCAAAAAGGTTTTGGATGACCAGATAAAATCATTGATGATTAATGGTAGGGCTAATGAGGCAGGAATCTTAATAAGGTTCAAGAATCAGATGGTGAAAGAGGCTGATGCTCAAATACCTGATTATGCAGATGCCAGAAATCTTTACGCAGGCAAAAAAGCAATTGAGGATGCCGCTGACTTTGGAAGAGAAATATTTAAAACAGAAAGTCGCGAGGTGTCCAGATTAGCTGACCCGCTTACATCACAGATGACGGCTCAAGAGCGTAACGCTTATGTGCTTGGAGCCAAAGACGCAATCATAGACAGAATTAACAACACGGGCATGAACCGAAATCAGGTGATGGCTTTGTTTGGCAAAAACGGTGACGCAGCAAAACTAGCTACCCTGTTTGATACGCCAGAGCAGGGAGAGCAGTTTTTAAACGCTTTGAAAAGAGAAGCCGAGTTTGCAATTACCCGTAATGCTGTAGTCGGTAACTCAAGCACTGTTGCACAGGCAAGCCAGTTAAGCGGTCTGGTAGGGCCAACGGGTATCAAAAGGTCAATAAATCAGGTGACTCAAATGCTTTTTGGCAACCCAGCGCAGCTATCAAACGAGGTCGCTGGTATAATAGACAACATGAATCAAGGTAGAAACACTGAGCTTTACAAGAGCGCACTAATTAAGGCAGGTGATATACTTCTGGCTTCAGGTATGGATGTAGCAAGACTTGAGGCTTTGCTGAAAAACGGCAGTATAAGTGTATTAAGAAACGAGCTTCAAAAAATTGTAGAGCCATCGTTTGCTAGGCGGTCAGCAGCATTGACTGGAGTAATGGCGCAACAAGCAACTGACATGCAGGAGTAACGCTAATGGCCCGGTACGGTGATCTAGATACACAATACTTTGACGATGCTGGTGATCCACTCATCAACGGTAAAATATTCTTCTTTGAAACAGGCACAACAACGCCCAAGCCTACGTTTTCTGATGTTAACTTTACCATCCCAAATGCTCACCCTGTAATTCTGACAGCGGCTGGGCGGCAACCTAACATCTTCTTCCAGGGCGTGGCTAAGGCGGTACTGGCAACCTCTGCTGGTGTGCAGATACTTGTTAGAGACCCTGTTGGCGAGACGGCATCAACCTTTGGTAACCCGTGGATAGCATCAAAGGACTACAGCGCCAATGACGTTGTGCAGGGTTCTGACGGCAACTTTTACCGATCACTGGTCAACGGTAACGTAAACAACAACCCTGTGACTACATCAGGATCGTGGACGTTTCTGTACTCTGTTGAGTGGAGCGCAGGCACAACGTACAAAACGGGTTCGGTGGTTACATACGAGACCATTGTTTACCAGTCACTTCAAGATGCAAACCTCAACAAAAATCCATCTACTGAGGCAGCGTTTTGGATACCCATTCAACTGTCATGGATTGCAACGCAAACCTATGCAATTAATGTCAACGCAGTTGGCCCAGACGGCATACTTTACACATCACTTCAGAATGCTAACACTGGCAACATACCAGTAAGCTCACCAACCTTCTGGGTGGGAACATCTGCTGCTGCTGCTTCAAGTGCTACGGCTGCTGCTGCCTCGGCTAGTGCTGCATCTACCTCTGCAACCAACGCAGCGGCCTCTGCAAGCACTGCTACGACACAAGCAACCAACGCTGCTACATCAGCCAGCAACGCATCAACAAGTGCCAGCAACGCTTCCACAAGTGCTACAAACGCTGCTGCAAGTGCGTCTAGCGCGTCTACCAGTGCAGCTAACGCTGCGACATCTGAAAGCAATGCTGCTGCAACGTATGATTTGTTTGATGATCGTTATTTAGGTGCTAAAGCATCTGATCCAACAGTTGATAATGACGGCAATCCGCTTGTTACGGGTGCGATGTATTTCAGCACTGCAAGCAATAGCACAAGGATATACAACGGTTCTGGGTGGCAAGATACCGCTGCAATAGCCACAACTATTAGTTTAACATCACAGGTTACTGGCACTCTTCCTATCGCCAACGGCGGCACAGGCGCAACAACGCTGACAGGAGTTCTCAAGGGCAACGGCACAGGTGCGTTTACTGCTGCGACTGCTGGAACAGACTTTGTTGCACCCGCAACGGCTACTACTTTTACAGCTACACAAACCTTCAGCGGTAGCACCAGCACACTTGCAGAGGTACTAACCAATGCAGCAGAAGTAGCTACAGTGTCTGCAACAGCGGCCACGGGTACGATTGCCTATGACGTTACTACGCAGTCTGTCCTGTACTACACAAGC